ATGAATATTAGTTTCTTCATAATTAACCCGCCGCGACTGCCGTTATAGTTGCTTCTTCCAACGAACGATAAGTAACCTTATACGGAATTTCAGCATCGGCTCTTTCGGCGCTCAACTTAACCTGGACTTCTATAACTCCATCTACAGTACCAACCTTAAATCTTTCGCCCGTTATAGCTGGAGTAGCCGAACCAGTTAATGTTACTTGACTTCCTGCCGCAATACGTGAATAATTAGTATCATCTGCTTTCGCTATCACTTGGACATCCAAAGTATCTGCATTGGTAGCAACGGCACTAACGCCAGTCGTGGCTTTATTATATGCTAAATCAATTTGCAAGTCTTGCAAAGTTTCACCACTAGCGGGGGTAATTGTTAGCAACGTAACAAAGCCAGTATAAACGGCGACGGAAATATCTATATCAGCAGTTCCAGTAGAAACCTTTGGCTCTAAATATTCTGCGGTATCAACTATATTTTTTAGTCTTGAACCTCTTAAACCCATTTCATACCTCCTTATGCGGATTCTGCTGTTTTATCTGCGTAAATGCAGCATGTCATATCGGGACGAATTATTTTACCACCAAAAACGTAAAGACCTTTCACAGCATCTTCAAAACGTTTTTCTGGTCTGAATGCTTCAATACTTACAATAGCATCTGCAAAAGCAAGTGATTGACCACGAACACCGGCAATGATTCTTGTTTGATCCCACGTAGGGGCTGCTGTTGACGCGCTAACATTTTCAGATAAGAGAATATCAAAACCCTGAACTCTACCAACCATACCGTTAGTAAAAATTTCGTTGTTATCAGATTTTGTAGTTAAACCAGCAAGAATTAATTTATTATGAAACCATTCTGGACATATAATAAATCTACCTTCTTTCGGTACGCGAGCCATTTTTTCCTTTACGTCAAGCAATACATCTTCAACATTAAGCGATGTTACGTCCCAAGGGGTTGTACCGGTTGCATAACTTGTCAATCCGGCTTGTGCATATAAACCCGCGAAATAACTATCGGCAGTATCTCTAAAGCCATAAGCTGCGTTATCAGTTGTCGCTCTAAGTATAGCTGTCTTCTGTTGCACGGCTTCGACATCGTTAGCTTTAAATCCGAAATAATACGGTTGGTCAGCCACTAACTCGGAAGCTGCATCGTCAATATCTTGCAAGCTGATATCTGAATCTTTCGAATAAGGGTTGATAGTTACATCGCTCACCTGCATAATTTTTACTTTATCACCAAGTGCTTTTAATTGTCCCTGATAGCTTTGGTTTGCTACCGAGGCGAATACGTGTGTTTTGCGTAAAGACTGCATTAAGTTCGCTTCCCACACTGTTTTAATAAAATTTTGAATAGCCATTTTTTAATCTCCTTATTTTAGCCCATTGCGGCTACTGATTTGTTTACTTTTTCGAGCAAGTTGTTTTGAAGGATATATTCTGAGGACATACCCGCAAGTTGTTCTCTGGTGAATACTTCTTCGTTATCTACGTGTCCGTGATTATGCTGTTGTCCCGCAATTATTTCTTTTCCAAACATAGCGGCGAATGCTTTATTTTCCTTTATCGGTTTTAGTAAGTCATCGAATCCTTTTATCTTTCCATCTTCGCTAATGTCTAATTTATCGACATCGAAATTCTTTGTCAGCAATTCTCTCGCGTCTGCATCGAATACCTGTGCGTTCAAAAGATGCTCTTTGAGAATTAGCGTCTTCTTTAACTTAGCTTCTTGCTTAGTAAAAGATTCTTTTTCTTTCTCGAAGTTTTCTTTAGCTTCTTTTGATGCTTTTTGTAAGTCGTCAATCTGCTTAATTAGTTCAGCGTTTCCTTCAGCGGATTTTTTTAGGTCTTTTAGGTCTCTATCTCTTTGTGAAATAGTTTCCTCAAGACTTTTAATCTGCGTTTCAAATGTTACGGTTTTTGCCTTTAGAGATTCGGTCATTTCACCAACCCTAAATTTGGGTATCGGTTCTGTGTCCGGTTTGTCTTTATCCCAAACGTAAACTTGACTGTTGCCAAGTTTTGTTTCTACTTCGGACGTGAATAAATCCCCTAATACTTCCTTCAATGTTTTGCTCATTTTGTTTTCCTTTTGTTTATTTGGTTTTCATTTTATTACGCTGTATGTCAGCTTTTACCTCTTTCAACTTTTACCCGCCGAAATACTAAATAGCGGTTATGTGTTACAAACTTTATTTTCGGGCAATAAAAAAGCCGAGTCCCTACAAACTTTTGATTTGTAGAAACTCGGCTCAATTTTCTTGTCACCGGAGTTTATGTTTCTGCTTTTATGTTAAGAACTAAACAAACCTTACTTTTTCTTTTTCTATATCAGCACTAACTATTTTGTAGTCCTGTATATAAATAAGAACACTGCCGTTTCCATTTCTCGGCATAAGGTTTAATTTCACAATACAGTCTAAAATCAATGCTAATAATTTCTCGCGCATAATGTAGTCTTTTTTATAATTAAATGCAAATTATTTTTTATATTTTTTTAATAATTCTTTACAAACGGTTAAATCAAAATTATAAATTAAGTCGCGTACTGTTACCTTAAAATTTTTATTGGTTTTCTTTTTCACTTACTATCCGATATTATTTCTTTATATTTTTCAAGCTGTTTGTACATATCAAATTTGCATTTGTGCAACTCATGTTGTCCGGTATATTTTTTGAACTTTCTTCGAGATAAAGTTTTATCCTTAATTTCTCCAGTAATATCATAAAATCTATTATTTATTTTGCTTATTATATGCTTAGAATAATAATATGGTTCTACATCAATAAATGCTATTCTTAATATTTCATAAAAATGGTAACAACTTCCTCTCGTATATACATCAGCACTTCCTATAAAAGACTCTCTAATTGTTTTGATAAATTTAATAACGTCTCTATGCTTAATCATATTTTATTCATTCTGAATGTTGTTTTCTGCACGGGCTGAAATATCATTTTGCCCGGACACGGTTCTTTATTGATTCCAAGTTTAGCACTACAATTAAACTTTTCATTCCGCCTTTCGCTCGACAAAAACTTTTCTTCCAATTTGCTACAAACGTTACACTTGTATTGATAGAGTGCCATAAACTTAATCCTTTGGTATATATATCATAGTTGAGGTTATATTCCAGTCTTTTATTATTCCGGTTTCGAGCTTTATATGATTAATTTGTTTTTTGCCTTTAAGTATGTCAGAAATGTTGTTTATCTTTTCGTCCATTGCATATATGTTTAATGGTTCTTGATATACTCTCATCGTAACTATTCCGGGCATCCCCAAATATTCTTCTTTTACTTTTTCAATATGAGTTACCGTCATATCTAAGTTGGTTTGTTCGATTATTCTTTTAAGCTCCGCAACCTCTTTGTTTGTTTCGCTCCATGAGTAAAATAATATGCCCAAACCGATAAACAAAAAAACGAATAAGATAGTAAATATTATTTGTGATATGTTTTTCATTTCATTAACCTTTATTGTTGGCTTTCTTTTTTCTGTTTTTCTTTTTATTTGCTACCTTCTTTGTCTTGGTTGAATGCTCATCATCACCCGTGATAGGGCTGTTTTGTCCATGATACACATCCGATATATAGAACATAATAAGTGCTATACCTATTACAAGCGTAAATACTGAAAGCGGATGAATCCACGTCGATAAAGTAGTGCTAATAACCAATAAAACAATTCCTATAATAAGTCGTTTCATTTTATCACCACATAAGCGGCTTGTAAATGCAAGGTCTTTTTTAACAATATACAATTATGTGAAAAATCATCCATCCATTCCCGAAATGCTATATTTTCTCCTCTCGGATATTCGTCAAATAAAATAACAGTGCCGGGAACAATGTACGAATTTAACCCATATAGTACGTCTTTTGCAGAAGAATATAAATCAGAATCAATGTGAATAAATGATAAGGGTTTTCTATAATCATTTATAAATTTTGGGATAGCGTCCTCAAATAATCCCTTATAAAGAATTACATTGCTCGGTAACTGTGGGATTTGTTTTAATCTAAAATCACCCTTCTTAAAATTATTGTCCCAGTCCTCCGGTAATCCTTCGAAACTATCAAATAGAAATAATTGTTGAGTGGTTTCGTTACGAATATATCTCGCTGTTGTTCCTTTGTAAACTCCAAACTCCGCACAAGCACAATCAAGATGAACGTGATATTTGAATAAATGTTTAATAAGATTTCTTCTTATACGATTAATAATAAACAAGTCCATTAAACGAAAAATTATTTTCATGCTTTATTTCCCTTAAACATTTCGAGTTGGAAAAATGTGCTGCAATGACACGCGATATCATGGCGCGCTTCACCAGTTAGTCCCGGTGCTTCGGTCTTTGTGCCATCAGGCAAGGTAAAGATTCCGTTCTCGTCTGCATAATGCCCTTCGTAACTTTCAGACCCCATAAGTATGTGATCCGGTCTTGGCTCTTTTGCGCCGTTATGTTTCCAAACTTTTTTTGCTTTAAGACCCAAACGCTTTGCTGAAGATAATGCTTTATTTATGCCGTCATTTCTTCCTGCCATGTGCCCGGCATGCATTTGGTCATAGGTTATCATTTTTGCACGTCCAGACGTTACGTCGAATCTATCCTTGATTGAAGATATTACTTGCCCGTAAGACTTGCCCTGTACTAATCCGCTTGCGACTTCTTGACTTGCGTTAGTTCTTAAATACTTTTCGTTTTCGTCAAGTATATCCGTTACTAATTTTGCATTGTGTTGTTTTAGTCTATCACTCCATCTGTTATATCTTAAAACGAAATCTATGCTTTGCTCAGGCACTCGCCCAAAGTCAAAGTTTATTCCGGTTGCCGTTTTAATTGCAAATCCTGTTCTATCAAAAGATTCTAATAAAATATCTTTAGTCCTGGAAGTGATTAGATTTATTTCTGTGCGCTGCATTTTGCCTATTATATCGGTAATCTGTTTTTCAAGTGCATCAAGTCGCTTAAACTTTCTTAACTCGGTTATTGTAGGATTTCCGTTGTACTTTGACAACATATCTTCAAGTTGTTGCTCTATATCTCTTAATGCTTTCTTATAACCCCGCAAAATAGTAAGTTCTGTTTGCGAACCTATTCCCTCGATTATTCTATCGGTTTGCGATAGCAACTTATTTAACTTTATGTTTACAGCATCACTCATTAATGGTTTCTCTTTGGCTTATATATTCTTTCGAAGGATTCAAACCCCAAAGACTTCATTGTCTTTTCGTATATTGTATCTATGTAGCTCTTTTGATTATCGGTTAAGACTTCGTTTCTTGACATATTTTCAGCATCGTTCAACAATTTAGCCCCGCTCGGAATACTGAACAAACTTCTTTTATTTGCAAAGATAAATTTAAGTTGTTCCCGTGCGCTTCTTTCGCTTTGTTTCTTGTCGCTTAAAAATTTTGTTGTGTTTTGCATAATTATTTGTTTCTCATTTCATTAATAAAATTGTCATATAAAAAGCATTTTTAAGAGACAAATAAATATTATTAACCTTTCTTTCTAATGCGAAATCTCTTTTATAAAACAAAGGACTTTTTAATATACGTTTCCATCGAGGAACTTTTTTAAGACTTATTACACCTTCTTTTATACTGTCTTCTAAAAAGCGCGGAGTTATTTGTATTGATAAAATAATTTCACCTATGATAAATTTTTTATTCACTTTCTGCTTCAAGGTCTGGTGTCTCTTCTTCGTCCGGGACATTATCCAACTTGATAATAGTTTCTTCTTCCCGCTTTTTACGTTCTGATTCTTTCCGCTTAATAACTTCTTGCGGGTTCTTGATAAACGGAATATTTTCAAGGAATGTTTGCTCATCTATTCTATCTGCTATCAAATTCATGGTTTCGACTAATTCTTTCTCGTTAAATATCTGTGATTTGTTAAAAGTGAAATTCACTTGCTTATAGTCAAACTTTTTATTATACCGAAAATTAATCCACGTTACAACAAACCACATAATTTCTTCTATCGATTCCTCAAGTGTAGAAATCATATCGTTGACCTTCATGTCAAGCCCGGCGTATCTACTCTTTATAACCACGTTTGTGATACTGCCATCCCCTACTTTACTCACGTCAACTATTTGCCCTATCTCGTGTATTGCATCTTTGCATAGCTTTAAGAATCTTTCCCTTGCATCGACCGGGATTTCGTTCTTTAGGTTGTTTACTTCGCCATCCGACTCAAGTGGTATCGCACCATAACCGTAAAGATTTTCTAAGAAATATTCGAGTTCGGAAAGCCCTTCTTTTGTTTGGTCTTTTAATCCAGTATAACCTTTAAGAACTAATATCAATTGTTTTATATCCTCAAGGTCATTCGCCCAGCCGGAAAATACTTTATCATAAGCGTCAATCAATGGCTTAATAAGCTGCAAGTCGTTAGTCATTTGTTGATTGTTGTATATCGGCACAAAAGGAACTTTGCCCCATGAGTGTGCTTTCTTTTGTCCGCTTGACGTGTTGGCTACATACCAGTGTGCGTAAGGGTTAACTTTATAATTTAAGTCTAAGTGCCAAGATTCATCCGCCGACTGCTCCCAATAGGTAACTTTTTTATCGTCCCACCATTCGACTTTGTACCGCGTTAAAACATCTTTACCGGAAATTATCTGATATGTGTAGTATCTTATTATCGCAATTAACTTGTCCTCATATTGCATATCGTAAATTGGGATTATCTGTTGTGAGGGCGTAATAACCATTCGCAAGCGTCCGTTCTCTATCGTTTCGCCGTTCTCGTCCTTGACTCCTTGGTCTATGTAAAAATGTAGCCATTCGATTACTTTAGTAGTCGCTCCGATTACGCACTTGCCTAAAGTGTTGACAAACTTTTTACCAAGTTCGCCCGTTAATAGCTTTTCAAATTCTTGCTGTTGTGCGATAGATTGCTGTTCTGCTTTCGACGGGTTTTCTTCGTCGATAACTTCAGGCATGTTTACGCTTATCGTTGGCGACTTGCCTATCATATAATTTCTTTTCTGGTTTGCGCCCAAAGTAAAGAATGGAATAGGTATTAAGTTATTGGCTCGTGAGAACATTTCATGTTTTGTGTTGTCACCTGAATAATAATAATTCTTATGTTTCAGATAATCGTGTTCACCTTGATAATACTTTTCGCCCTCCGCCATGTTAGACTTTAGCTGTGATAGTCGGTCTGTGTTGATAAGATTGTTTATCATGTCGCTGTCAACTTTTGCCGCGTCAGCCATGAGTTTCATGTTCACTAAATCAGTCGCTGTGTAGTATGCCATTGTATCGCCTTTAATCCGTACTGCTTAAAAAGTTTGTGGTTATTTTATTAGTCTCTCATATTCTTTGTTTATACATTCTTCGATTGTTAAATATTCTTTAGAACATA